GTTACAATAATACCTTCTTTATATTTTTGTAGTATCGCAAAGTCAAACCTTGGTTTTTTAAAAAATCCATCTGTCCATGCAATTTCACTAATTTTATTAAGATTTTCTAAACCTTTTTGGTTCTTGGCTAGAAGGATAATGTGATTATAAACAAGGTCTTGTTGACCTTCTCTTTCAGACTTATCTCTTTTATCAGATATGTCTGCACACATGTATCCTTCTAAACCAAGGATAGGCTTTACATTATTTGCTTTTGCAATACGGTGCAGTTCCCTATGCCCAGATAAAGTACCGTGGTCGGTAATGGCAATTGCTGGCATTCCCAACTCAACTGCACGGTTCACGTATTCTTCTGGAGTAGCAACACCATCGAATAACGAATAGTGTGTATGTAAGTGTAAACCTACGTAATTCATCTTACCAATCTACGTTGGTTGCAGATGAAGTTGTTGGACCGTCAAAGCCTAAGTAAAATGCTTCTTGCTCAGCATAAGGAATTTTCTTTAATGCTAACTCAAGTGCATAAGGCTTGTATGCTGACCAGTCAAATGGTTCTGTGTCTGGTGCACTAGGAATAGTTGTGTAACTTGTTTCAGTACCCTGACCGTTACGCTTTACTTTCCAAACTACGTTTGAGATACTGCCAGTCTCTAAGGCATACTCACGAATTGTATTAAATGCTGATTGCTTGCTAACACCCATTGACCAAATAGCCACATAAGGTGGTTCAATACCGTCATCAACTAGAACGTTGCAGTAAAAACGAAGACGTGCTCTCCAGCCAGCCTTTGGATCTTTACGATGCATTTCTTCTGCCCAGTCACGACCTTCCGACTCCATTGTGTCTACAGCCTTGCGCTTATAGTCTTTTGGATTTGTATGTTCTTTTACAACTAGAGCAAGACCACGATTTGAATTATAATTTGCAGAGTCTTCATCTAGTTCCTCAACAAAACGGATTTTTGCTGATTGACCATCGGCAAGTTTTAGCCATCTTACCTTTGGCGAGTTTTCATCATATTTTGGTTTATCGAGCAGGGCATTTATATTTTTGAGTCCCTTTATAACGCTCATATTTTTCTCCTTCTGTTTGTCATTTTAGTTTAGCATAGATGATATAGATTTGTCAAATTTAAACTCAAGAGTTCTAATTGCATCGTCATCCATATCGCCTATATCTTTATATTTTTTATCTATATTTATTACACTGACTAATGAACCAAGTTTTTCAATTAACTTATCTTTCATTATTGCGCCAGCCTCGTCATTGTCTGCAACAAGTACAACATTATTGAAGTACTTTTCTAATAACTTAATCTGCGATGCAGATACGTTAGCGCCCAGTGTTGCAACTGCTGGGAATCCTACTTGGTCTAGCCTTATAGCATCAAAAGATGATTCTACAACATATACCAAACTAGATGCTTTAATTCTATGTAAATTAAACAATATTTTACCTTTTGGAAGTCCTGGGGTATTTTTAAATTCTTTGCCTTCAATAGATCTACCAACAAAACCAAGGGTCATTCCATCTGGAGAATGAACTGGTATAGTAACCATATCCTGTTTTTCTGAATAACCTAAAGCAAATTTCTTTATTGACTCTTCAGTTATAAGCCTACTAGAGTAATAGCGTATTGCTCTTGGAGATTCTAGGGCTTGATTATTTAATCTTTTAATTAATACTTCATCATACTGAACAAAGTCTGGTGGAGCATACATTGTTTTATTAATTACACTTTCAATATTTGTCTCTGTTTGTTTGCTTTTTATATATCGTGCTGCTTCAAAATAAGTTCTACCAGTTACAAACATAACAAACTCTTCAAGATTTTTTGTAGTTTGGCATCCAAAACAAAAAAACAAACCACTATCTTTTGCAACCTCAGCAGCAGGAGTTCTTGTGTTATTGTGATATGGACAATAGATAATAAAGTCATTACCAAATTCTGCCTCTATATCAATGCCTGCACCATTTAAAACTCTTTGTATTTGTTCTTTACTATAAATATTATTTACCATCTTCGTAATCCTTATACCTGTAATAACCTTTGTCAAAATCTACTTGTACTAAAAAGTCTCCCATAAAACCGTTTCTATTTTTTCTAAATACACACTCAATAATATCACTATTAGTTGCACGACCCAATGCCATTACCCAGTCAGCATCGTATGCAATCTGTCTAGACCACGCAGTTTGACCTAATGTAGGGGCACTACTAAGGTCTTTAACATCATCAGGCGTAGCAGATGAGATAGCAACAATAGGAACTTCTTCACTAATAGCCATGAGTTTAAGTTCTCTTGAAAGATTTTTCATACGTACCGTTTCATTTTCAGACTTTTGGTTTGGGGACATAAGTTGTAGATAATCTACAATAACAAAATCTGGCTTGTATTGATCAATCTTTCCACGAACTACAGATGGATTGACTTCGCCACCACTATCATTTGAAATAATATGAAACTCTGGTTTGCCTGCTATTTTATTAGCATGCCAATTTTTAAGCATATCAAGTTCTACTTCACCATTACTTAGTTTACGATGAGACCAAACACCTTCACCCATAATTGCAAATACACGATTACGAACTTCAGTTTCAGACATTTCAAGAGATATTACCAATGGAGACTTGCCTTGCTTCCATGCCTGTACTGCAAAATAAAGAGCAAGCCAAGATTTGCCAATGCCTGGATATGCTAAAAACACACCAAGTTGTCCTGGCATAATTCCAGAAGGTAGGTAATTGTCAAATCCTGGCAAACCTGTTTTAATACCAACTTGACCAGTTAATTTTTGTTGCTGGATCTTTTCAAAATATGCAACGGCAGAGTCAAGATCTGTAGCATCAATATCACGTATAGCAGAAGTATTTTTCTTTAACTCAGAAGTTTTTGTAATAAGTCCATTTAGTGCCTCTGTACCATTACCTAATTGCACCTCACTTGCTGCAGATCTTAAAATATCTTTAAGGCTATCGTTTAAATATTCAGTTTGCAACTCTTCAAGGTGATGCTTAGTAGCGCCAACATTTTCTATTGGCTGAAAGTCTCTAAATTTTTCTATTACTAAAGATGCTGGCGGAATAGATCCATTGTTATCAAAATATAAACGAATAAAATTCCATACATCATTATGGGTTCTAAGAAGATTTTCTACGTTGGCTTGTAACAATACATGCATTTGTTTATCTTGTAATACTGCTGAAATAACTTTTGCTTCTGTATTATTCACTTAACCACCTTCTTGCCAATTTTCTTCGTTCTATTCTTTCTTCAATATCTTGCTCTATATCTAGTTTACCATTAAGAATTTTTTCTGCATTATAAGCAAAGTAGTTCCAACTTGGTTCTTGTGCAATATTAAAATAATATTCAAGTAAATCATAGCAGCCAGAAATACCATATGACTCTATCAAAGAATCAGCAGACCATTGCTCTACATTTAAATTTAAAGATGGCTTTTGCTCATACCTTGCTGTATGCAATTTACTGTATCTGCTAAGCAAAGCCATTCGGTCTTTGCGTTCAGCCATTAATTATCGCTATCAGCCTCTAGTTGCGCTTCTTTAATTTTTTCTGTTAATTTGTCTTCAACAAATTTATAAACTCTTTCAAAGGCTTGACTATCGTCTTCATAATTGCGCTTTGAGTCAACTACGCCCAAGTCAATCCTTAGTGATTGAAAATTACCCAAATTAAGGGTATATCCCAGTGTTACTGACATTTTTGTATTTTCTTTTTCCATTACCCCACCTTTTTCTTGTTTTAAATATTTTCTGACCAGATTGGAATATACCTTCCGTCATCTGTTCTTGTATATGTAAGTATACCTTTGCCCATTCGTCTTGTCAACTCTTGGTTTGTTGGCGTCATATTATTTGTTATTAATCCATCTTTTCTTGGTTGTCCAATATGTATAGATGCCAGTATATCACGAATTGCCTGTACCGTGCTTTCTGAATAATATGATCTTATTTGCCAGCCCCTTTCTCCATTTACTCTTGCTCCTATTGGAGGTGGTATTATTCCTTTTTTCATTAGTGTTGGCATATATTTTCTATGACGATTAATTAACTTAGCAGTCTCAGCAACCGTATAAGCCTTTTCTCTATTCTTTCTAAAGTCTGTACGCAAACAGGTTTCAATTCTGTCTTTAGTAATATTATATACCGAAACCAATCCAGTAGATCTAGAACTATGGTAGAGCCTTACTAGGTCTCCATTAAGAAACCATATCTTTTTACTTCCTTTTACTACAGAGTCGTTATTGTAAATTTCGCTCTCGATAATTCCTTTTCTAGTAACCATCTACCCTCTCCGCTTTCCATAGGTGGATGAAAAAATTTTCTAGTTCCACATCGAACGCAATATGTTTCTATATGTTGAGTACTTGTGTATTGTCTATCAATAAACAATCTCCCACCACATTTTTTACAAAAAATCATAAATAAATTTTAGTTTGGAATACCAATGGCAATAAGATTAACAGCAAGCGATAGATTTCCAGAGGCTCCAAACCTTACAAACCCATCAACCTTAGATGTAGTTGGCTTTTGCAAAACAACTGTAACATTTTGACCAGCCTCAGTATTTCCAATGTTTAGTGCTGTTGCTGTAACTATTGGGGGGAATTTAAAGTCATTTTGAAATGAATAAGTAAATGCTCTTTCGTTACCCGCACTTACAATACTGTTTGTAAAAATTTCTACATATCCACCAACAACTCTTGCATTTGATGTTTTTACAGTTTCTTTAATTGATGGACCGTTATCAATGCTTGTAAAATTATATGCTGCAGAGGAAACCTCTGTAGACAAATCATTAACAGTCTTAACTAACTCATAGATGTATGTAACATCTAATGGTTGTCCTCGTTCTGGTAGCGGTAATTTAGCCATATATCTCCATTATATCATTAGATCGTTTCGTTTAGCATTCTATATACTTTTAAAAATGGTGTTCCAGCAGCCCCGTCTGATCTTGCAATTGGCTGTCCAGTTAAATATATTTCAATACTAAGTCTATTGGGTGGTTGATTTTGCACTACCCCACCAATAGTATAAAAACTGGCATGTGGATAGGATACAGATGTTGTTTGAATTCTTTCTTTATATATCCAGTCACCGCTATCTCCTCTGTCCCAACGCAACCAAATATCATAGGCTAGGGCATTTGTAATAAATGAGTTAGTTTTATATGCTCCAGCAGGACTTACTGGAGTAGATGCAATATTTCCATGATCTTTGTAATATGTAAAAGTATCTGCAGTTACCGCATTTATTTTATATGTTCCATTAAATGGAGAATCTACATTTTCTATAGTTACCCAATCACCTACAACCATATAGTGAGCAGTGCTAGTTGTTATTGTTGCTAAATCATTAGTTAATTGTTTATTTGTAATGTTAGAAACTGTTGTTTTATTTTTTAAAATTGTAACTGGATCCCATGTAAAGGTTGATACTTGATTTGCGCTATTAAATTCAATTGAGCCAGGAACATAGGTGTATTCTGGAATAATTAAATAAATTGGGGACCAGTGAGAAACTCTGTTTCTATCTTCAGAAATAACTCTATATCTTAATGAATACCCTTCGGTTTCGCTGTTTATTGGTGGAAGATTAATATATGGTTGACGATATTTTTTAATACCTAGATCTGCCATTATGAAACTCCAACGGTAAACCTAAATTCTACATAGTTGCTAGTATTAGGAGACTTTACAATTGTTTCTGCATTATCATTTTTAACAATAGAATATCCAGTTAAACCATAAAGTGGATTAACGGTTTGTGTATTTTCTAATCTCATTGCATCTAAAGCAATGTAATAATCTTCTGATGGGACGCCACCATCTATAATACAAGCATAAATTTTAACAACTGTTACAGCATCCCAGGTAAAATTTGCTGTTGTGTAAAGTTCTTGTAATTCTTTTGATACAATAAAATATCTATTTGTTTCAAAGTCTTGACTTGACTCCGTATTGCCAGAACTTGCGTGATTTATTTCTGTTTCAAACCTTGCAAACTCTCCAGAGCCAGCATCTGTTGATGAAAAATCTACTAAAACTCTAACAGTATCTGGGATTGCAGAAGAACTTCCATTTTTACTAACCAAAGAAAATGCCAACTTTAATTCATCTTTAGGTGAATTTCTGCTAAAGTCAACCTGTGGACTAGTTAAATGTATATGGTTTGATCCTTCCTCAATTACAAAATGGTCTAATGTTGGACCACTTTCTTCGCTAAGTGTTAAATCTGCATCATTACCTTGAATTAAAATAACATTATTTAAAAATCTGGATCTTTCATATCTATTTGCACGAGATGTTTTAAAAAATATTGCATTGTCAGCATTTGTTTGAAAAACTGGATCTTCTACTGCAATAATATTATCATCTTCTGGATCATCTAATGGTGCAGTAAAGGTATCTATTGCTGTTGCTGCTGAGGTTGTGTGATACTGCCAATTTTCTCCAGCAGTAAAAGCAAACACCGTCTTACTGTCATATGCTCCAGCAGATGGGTTTGAGCCTGCAGAATATAAACCAACCTCTGATATTTCATATCTTTCTTCTGTTGGTAATTCTGCTGTTAAAACAATTTTATCAATACCGTTTTCTTTTACGAATCCTCTTGAAGAAATAGGAACACGAAACATTTCAAAGTCAAGATTTGTTTTATCAGAAAAATCACCCTGAATATCGGAGGTATCTAAAGGAGTTGGACCACAGCCAATAGCAATATATGAAGCATATGCTGGAGCCTGACCAAGCAGGTATTTACCAATAATAGATTTTCCAGCATCGGTTATCATGATTCATTCCCGTCAAATTGTATAGTATATATTGTACCATCCGTGCTTATTTGAACCTCAATTTGTTCATCATTATTTAAACCAACAGCCTCTACTACTAAAGCACCAAGGTCATCAATATAAACATTTGCACCATCTAAACCGTTACCAACATATGGAGATTTTTGATCAAACCTAATAGAAAATCCAGAAAAATATTTATCTGAGGTTTTTTGTAGTCCTAAAATATTATTTGGATTATAAGATTGTTGTATTGATCTAATATTTTTTATTGGCTGATAAGATATATTTTGACCATTGATAGTATCATTTCTTGCTATATTGACCAACTCTTGTCCACCAATATTTTCAAATATTAAATCAGCCATTTGTTCTGTTGGAACAGACTCATCATCAAATAATACAATATCTGGTGTTGCAGTTTTAATTAAATTTGCATTGGACGATGTTAATAATTGATTTATATTTAGTGGAGTATTTGGTGTTGGCGATAAACTAGATGACATTTTATACCTCGCTTAAATAAACAGTCATATCTGGACCATCAGATTTTCTTGAATAGTCAATATTGTACACTACAAACCTATCACTTGAAGAAGATATTAGATCTATACCGTTAGAATCTTTATAGTCAATAGTTACAATATCGCCTAATTGAAGTATTGGCGTTGCAAATAATTTTAAGCCTACAGATTTTTTAGGAACCATAACCTTGTTAATAATCCACCCCATTAGTGCTTCTGCATCATCTGGGGTTTGTATATATGGAGTGTCTATTGAAAATTCGTTTTTTCCATAAATTAATCTACTTAATTTAATTTGATCATATTTATTTTTTTCAATCAATGGAGAATAAGTTAAAGAACTGCCTTGAAATGGTGGGTCTGAAAGGTTACCACGTTTTTTAAAGTATTCGTCAACAGACAATTCATAGGTGGTATCTTGAGTAAATGCAATTCCTTGAATTCTTAAATAGTTGCCAGTTGTTTCGTCTAAGTTAATTGCTGAGTCTGTTGAATTAAAAATTAAAAATTCTGCCCCATAAGAATCAGCATAGAATCCAGATGTTGTATAACTTTTAATTCTATTAAATGTTGGTGATAATTGTGCATAAAGTGCTGGATATGCACGATCATACTTAATATTAAAATAAGCACACTCTCTCATAATTGAGCCAAACTCTTCAAAATACATGTTATATTTTGGTGGTTGTTGAGCACTAATTCCAGATAGGTAAGTTGATTGAACAATTCCACTCATCGCATATTTTCTAAATGATTCATTAACGCTAATTTCCTTATCACCAAATGCCGATGATAAAGTTTCTCCAGTTAGAACAGTAGAATTTTGAGAGTAGTTTTCTGATAGCGCATAAACATTTTCAAACATACATCTTGAAGATCCACGAGTAAACAAAGCCATGTTATTATAAATTGGCAAAGGATCTGTATCGTCTACAATCTGGACTATTTGATTATTAATATATAAGAAAAATCTTCTAGTACTTCCTATATCTTGATATTCTACAGATAAATCATATACAGTTGAATTTTCTTCTCCAGAAACCCTATACTGACCAGCAAACTTACCATCATCTACCAGGATCTTGCTAAGCCCTCCCCATAATTTTATTGGAATTGCCTCATTAGAAGAATTTTCTTTTTTAATTTTATAAAATACTATATTGTTAATTGATATATTAGATTGATTATTTTTGTCTAAATTTAAATATGACTCCACATTATTTTCTGTTAAAGCAATAATCTCAAAATAATATCCATTATTTGTTTCTGGATTTAACATAACTGCTAAACCACCAGATCCACCGCCAATGCTAATACTTTGATTTGGCTGAACTCCACCAACCTGATAATATGGCATGCTTCCAATTGGGGTTTGACTTCTAGTTTCGCTATTTTCAATTTTTCCAACTATCCTAACCCTTGTTCCAAAATGTTTATATGCATTGTCTAAATTTTTATAAACATAAGAAATAAATTTAATTGGATTTTCTGTAGTTTTAAAGGATGGTCCATTCATAATTAATGCAGAAGATTGAATTGTTCCAGACTGAGTTGACCTTAAACTATTAACTTCTGTTTCTGTAAAATAACTTGTAGCCATATTATTTTTAATAATACTATTCCTAGATGTTTCTTTTGCTAAAACATTAGACTCAACACCAGTTTCTGTAATTTTTCCTGCTGCGCCAACAGATGTTGATGGTAGTGTTGGATTAATCTCAGTTGTAAATAAATATTTTGATTGCATATTACATCCACGAACATTGTCATTATTAGACCAATATGAGTTTATTCCAGCAAAATGAGATGTTACTTGTGTTCCAAACTGACCACGACCATGCTCATAAACTGCGCCTGGTTGTAATCTTGTAATAGAGCCAACTGATTCATAATAAGGTGTTGAAAAAATACGAAGTAATCCAGTTGGATATATCTTTCCATTAAATGGAAGTGAGGCAAAATATTTTTGATATTCTTGATTATTTGAAATCCAAACATTACCAGTTCCAGTTATATTAAATTCTGCTGCATCGTATCTAATTATTTCGCCATTAGAATATAAATATCCTTGATACCTTGTTAGCCAATATACATTTTCTCCAATATCAATAATATTATTTATTACTACGCCACCAACTACCGTTGGCAAATTACTAGACAAGTCAGAGTTTAATGGCATTGCCCCTAAAACATAATTGCTTTGTTTTGATGCCAATTCGTTTACCGTTTTTGTTGAATTGGTTCCTGAAGCCTCCCATAATAAAACTGGTTTATATATCCAGGTTTTTTCTTTATCAATCATAGATGATTGCCTAATTGAGCCATATGATCTTTGAATATACCTTGTTGTATAACTTATTTTGCCATCATTAAATATTTTTTTATCTTCGCTGCTTGCAGAAATAATATTAGGTATATTTGATGTTGTTTGGTTTTCAATAATTCCAGAAATTGATTGGTTATTGTTTCCAAGTAGTTGCATATCTGTATTACGCATATCTGTTGTTGGCATTAAATAGTCTTTGCTCATTACTATAAAATTATTATATTCATCAAAAAACATAGCACTTTGTGTTGATATTGCAAGTTGATTTAATACCTCTGCAACATTTTGATCTGGTGCAACAAAAAAATATGGAATAATTGGATCATTTTCATCATTAATTCTTTTAAATGAATAATTTGTAAAACCAATGTAATCAAGTAATAACGATATAGCATAACTTAATGAAACCTCTGTAACAAGCATTCTTGGAGCGGGCATTGATTCTAAAAAGAAATAAAAATCCCTTAACTCTAAAGACAGTGTTCCGCCAGTTACATCAGACTGTGGCATTCCTTCTGAATATAAAGTTTTTATTGGAACGGCATAATCTGAATCTTCAACATTTAAAATTTGTTCATAAAAATTAAATTTTATATTTTTTCTTAAATAATCTTTAATAATACTGTTAGAATTGTTTGGATTAAATGCTTGATCTGCATCAAATATAGAAAGAGATCCTGTAGAGGCTAATAATTGTCCAACTGGTAAAGAGGTGTTACCAATATCAGAAAGAGATTTTTTTACTTCATATTCAATAACATCATTTGATATATCAACAACAAGTCTTGGAGACATTTCAATTAAATCAAATGTAGATTCATTTTTATTCATTAACTCTACAACAATTCTAATTCCACGAATATACTCAAACTCTCTATATTTGGTTTCTATAGTTTTTGGATCAATAAATGCCGCAGGAGACACAAGATCTTTAACAAAGTTAGTTTGTGAGTTAATTGATTCAGAGCCTAATCTCCAACCATATTCTGGAATAAAAACTTCGTAGTTAGATATTGCATCATTCCAAACATAAAATCTACCAATATAAGATTCATCTGTTTCAATAAAATAAGCATATCCGTCTATTGATGTTTCTGGTAAAAGAGTTGATGATGCATATGTTTCTGCAAAAATAAAATTTTCTTTATATTTATCTGGAATAATTAAACCATATTCTAACTCAACATATCCATCTGGTCCAATTATTTGGCTTCCATCTGATCTAGTAGAGTTTTCATTAAATGAATAGGCATCTACCCAATTGTTATTTTTTAAATATTGTATTTTCCACCTTTTAGGCGTAGTCTTATTTGTATCTCCATAAAGTGGGTCTGGGATCGTTGATGAAAAATTAACAAAATTTGATAAATCTACAGTGCCAACATTTGTTTGCATTTTAACCACAATTCTATTTGCTGGAACACTGTTTTTATAAACTACAAATGGAACTGTATCATCTATATAAAATAAACCATTTGAAATATTTTTTGCAATTCCACGTTCTATATTATTTTCTTTTCTATATGAATTCCAATACTTAAATTCATCATATCTGGAAGACATATAATATCTTGGTCTTTGTGCTAAGAACGCTCCAGAGTTTGCAAGGTATTGTCTATTATGAAAAAATAATGGTTTATTAATTCCTGACCTAGGTCTAAATGGCTTTAAACAGTCCTCTAACGAATATAGAAGTTTTCTTTTTTGTTCTATAGATGTAAATGCTTGTGGCACGTCTTGATTATCTACCCCGCCATCTATAGAGATTTCAGAGTCTGTTGCATCTGTATAATAATCACCTTCATCTGATTTATCAAAAGATGATGGAAGGGTTTGATACTTTGCCTCTGAACCAGTTGGTCTGTACCTGTAATTACCAACATAAAAAATATTATCTGGCATATTCATATTCCATTCAGCCAAGACCAAAGATCTTGTTTGAATTGTTGCGGATGTTTCAAAATGGGTCTTTAATGCCTCACTAACAAACACCTTAGACCTCTTCCAGCATTACCGATATATTCCAAAGATCGTGATTACTGCCGCCCCGTTTTGTAACTGAATAATTAAAATCAGAAAAATAAACTTCAATTACTTGATTATATTTTCCTAAATTATTAAATGCTGCATCATCATCTCCAAAATTTTTATATTTATCATATGCTAAAAACATCCAGAATGGACCTTGATGATTTTCATACCAGTCCAATATTTCCATTCCACCAGCACCGCCATCAGAAGTGTACTCTCCTGTGGTATTTTTTCTTGGTGATACGCCACTTGCATTAAAGTCTGCAACATCTAAATAGGCACGGGAAGGTAAATTATCCCAAGACACGTTCATACTAAGTTTATCTGCAATATGATAAGATCTCATACGACCATTAATTGTTCTTTCACGTTTTTCTATTCTTTCTGAATTAAATGACATTTCAGACCTATTGTGATCTGATAAAATTAAAAATTGATTAATACCGCCCGATGTAAGAGATGAGGTTGCTCCAACTTCTTGTCCAGTTGGCACGTAAAGACCATCAGTCAGGGTTCCAGCATTCTCTGACCAAAGTATTGCTTGTGGTCTCTGATATCTTTTTCTACCTGAAACGTATGCTGCGGTTGCCATTATGCTCCTCTTTGTATCTTAATTCTTTGGTTATCAATTCGTTTAATCTGAGTCATAACGGTTCTTGCAATATCGTCTGGATTTGATTCAGATTTAACATTAACATTTAGATTATAATTATACACTGAAGATCCGCCATGTAAACCATCATTTATTTTATTAAGATTATTTACTCCAAATGAATCAACAGCATTTTTACGAACAACAAATTCTCCAGGAGTAAGCATCGCTGGAATTGTGTCGGTACCTCTAGAATATCCTCCTGAAACATAATATTTAGGAACCATGCCACCAGTTGCATACGGCATATATTTTGTACCATAAGCCTGAGTAAATGCCTTTGCATAGTCTAAGAGTTCGCTGCCACCAAGACTACCAGACTCAACTTTAGGAAATATTTGTTTTTCAAAATATTCTTTATTTGCCTTAGCCAAAATAGACTTCGTTGCAATATGTTCATCAAATCCTACTGTTTCAGTCTTTTGCTGCACTACCTTTATTACAGCAGCATCGGCAGCCTTAGCAGTTAAAGAATCCCATAATGCCTTAATTCTTTTAAGTATACCTTCACCAAGTTCTAAAATTTTATTATATCCGCTTGCCTCATATTTTGCTTTTTCAATAGCAAGCATTTGGCTTTCCCAGGCTGTTCTTGCAGCATTAATATTATTAATTCTTGTTTGTAATTCATCTTTAAGTGGCTGTAATTGTTTTACCTGAATGTTATAGTTTGCATCATTAAGTTCTTGAATTTTTGTAACAATTGGTAATTTATCTTGTTCTAGTTTAAAAATTTGCTGACTTATTCCATATATCTTTTCTTCAATTTGTGCTCTTGTTAATCCACTAGAACTTCTTAATCCTGCAAGTTCTTTTTCTCTTGCCACCTGTAATAAATTAGAACTTCTTTCTTGTGCCCTTTTTGCTGCTGCCTGTCGTTCTTCTTGAATAGCCTTTGCTGCTGCAGATATATCGCCTCGTGTTAAAGCATCTGCAATTGTAATTCTTCCCTTTTCTTTATTTGCAATTTCATCTTGAATATCAGATATTTTTTGCAATGCCTTTTCTTGCTCATCATATTTTTTATTAATTGACTCAGCGGCTTTATCAATTAAATTTAAATCTTGATTTAATAAAGTAGTTTGTTGATTTAATAATGCAATAGGACGATCATAGTTTTCTTCAATAACTCTTTGCTGCACATCAATTAATCTTTCATTAGTATCTATTAATTTATTTAATGATTCAATTTGTGGTTCATATTGTGCTCTGGCTTCTCTTTCAAGAAAATCATAATATTTCATATTTTCATCCATTAAATCTTTAAAACTTTTTTCTGGGTTTATTATATCTTGTGTCGTTTTAACTGTTGACTTTAATAAATTATATTGCTCAATAAGGTCTTTAACTTCTTCTGTTCCCGCTCTTTGAGCAATAGAAAGCATAAAGTTTGAATCTGCCATCATTTCTAATGCATCTGCTGCAGAAACTCCAGCGGCAGTTAATTTTACAAAAGCATCTCTTTGTTTGATGGTTTCTGTAATTCCTAAAGCAGCGGTAACACTAAATGCACCTATTTGAGCCTCTTGATAAGCCTTCATTGCAAGTATTCCGTCATCAGTTAATTCTATAATTCCTTGTTTAAGTTTGTCGGCGTTTACATAGGCTGCTTCTAAAGCATTATCCATTCCACCAATAAAATTAATAAAATCACTTTCTGCACCCATTTTTGCAAGGGCTTGGTTAAGTCCATTAAATACTTTAAGATCTCCACCAGCATTTTTCATTACTCTTCTAAGTTCTTTTAGTCCGCCTTGAGCATTTATGCTTGCATCTCTTGTTAATTTTAATTTCTTTAAAAGTTCATTAAGTGTGGTGTCTTCTTTACCACCACTACTGCTATCATCTTCGTCTCCTGGTATTTTATTTTTAATTTTACCCTGTCTTCCAACATTCCAGGCTGCTGCCTCTTCCCCATATCTAGCACGAAGATATTGCATTGAATATGGTAGGTTGGTTAAACCTTTTGTAGTTAAATATTGCATTAATACATTGTCATCTTGTGATGTAACAAAATCAATTATTACTGTTCTATTTATTGTATCGGAAGTTCCAACAAGAGTATTCCAGTTAGCCATAATCGCATTATATGTTTTTGGATCTTTCACCTTAAGGTCAAGTAAACCATCTTTTGTAATTTCTTCTGGCATTCCTACTAAATCATCAAGTATTTTTTTAGTAGCCTCGAATTTTTTTTCTCCATTAGTGTTTAAATCAAGTCTAATTCCATATTTTTGTTCCATATTAGAAATAACTTCAATTGCCTTTAAATTTTTGTCAAAATTCTTTGGATCATTATTTATAATGTCCATAAAGATAGGAAGATTAGTATCTGACACTCCAGACTTCATAAGAAGTTGTAGAATCATATTTGCATTTTCACTACCTTTTTGTTCAGCAAGTAATGTAAATTTTGTTTGAAGTTCTTTATTTTTTGCAAGTTTAGATACAGTAACTGGATCAAGTGATCCACTAGCAAATTCAATTTGAACAAATGCTTTAAAGTCTGAGTTAGTAATACCTTCTAAATCTTTAATTGCTTGGTCAGCAAAGACTTTCATTGGTCCCTCTTTGTATAAAGAGTTTACTGCTGCATCAATTCCTTTTTTAAATATATCTGGACCAAAAGCATCTTTTTGTGAAATAAGAAGTTTTAAGGCTTCTGCATTTTTTGCGTTTAATGTATCTAATGCACTCTTTCTTTCTTCTTCAATTTTTTTAATTTCTGCATCTGTTTTAGCCATTTTAACTTTAATATCATATTGTTTATTAAGTGCATCTACTAAACCATTGTTCATAGTTACTTGTTCTAATCCAAGTTGTAGCGCTGCTGCACCAAGTTTAGCGTTTTCTTCTTTTGGTCCTTTCATACTATAGGCAGCGCCTATTCCACCAATAGCACCTACAGTACCCCCTAAAATTGCACCTGGTATTGCACCAATACCAAAGGCTGTTGAGCCAATTGCAGCGCCTCCTGCTGCACCAACACCCGTTGCTCCAAGTATTGTTGCCGTAGAGTTAAATCCAGTTGGTTGTATGTTTTCTAAAGCGGTTTTAAAGAAATCAGCCTGTTTTTGCATAGACTCTTCTTGAATTGCAAGTGTAACCTGAAGTGGGTCTGTGGCTAAGTTTTCTCCATTTGGTCCAAGAAGTGTTGTAAGTTTTCCACTAACAATTGCTGGTATTTCATAACTTTGTAATTCTTGTCCAAGTGCTGCTGCAATGCTTCTTGCTTGCTCTGTTGTAACTACGCCTTGAACAATTGCATAAGCAAGACTATTAGAAAGGTTTTCTCCAATTTGTTGAACACTTTGACCAACCTTGGCTTGTTTTTCAATATCTGCAATTAAACCTTTACCAAAATCGCTACCAAGTACATTTTGACCAAATTTTCTTTGTACAGCACTTTGTCCAGTTAATGTGGTTTGACGTCTTCTATCTGCAGCCTCTGTAGCACTTACGGTATTAGTTATAACTGAAAGATTTTTTAATTTTTCAGATGTCATATTCATAGACTTGGCAAGATTAACTCCCTCTTGTCTAGCCTTTTCTACATCTCTATTCATTTTCCAAATCATGGCTGTTACTGCAACTAATCCAGCAACAAATAAACCTAATGGATTTGTAAGCATAGGGGCAATAGTTGCAAGAGCAGAAATACCCATCATTGCCATACCTATATTATTGTTGCCAGTCATAAATCCTGCCATTGCTCCAATACCTGCAATTCCAGCCACGGGACCAGCAACTCTTCCTACTGCTCCTGCACGTTGTGCTCTTACTTCACGCTTTTGTTCTTTAGCTAATTTAGTTGTTGTTTGTGTTCCGTCATCTGTTACTTTTGTATTCTTATCTAATGACTCAATTAGCCTATTCATTTGTGACTCTGGAACACGCATACCTGAAGCACTTGAGAAAGGTATATTTCTTACACCAGCCCGTGTTTGTCCTCCTGGTATTCCATCATCTGCACCAATAAGTCCAAGTCTTCCCATTCCTGGAACAAAAACTGATTTACCAGAACGAAGCGTCGAAGTTGTTTTTTTATTAAGAATTGATTCGTTTTTACCAACTGCAACTTGTCTTACATCACTTGATCCACCACCAACGACACTAAGTGCTGGAGATTTTGCTCTACTGCTTTGACCTGTTATAATTCCAGATTTTCTTCTTGTATCTTGTGTATCAGAAATATATTGTCTATTTGTTTTTGATCCCCTACCAAGATTTACTTGAGTTCCATCTAAGTTTGTAATAATAATTGATTTAGTTCCTAAAGTCCCCTTGCTTGTAGTTCTTGTTTCAATTTTATAATCTTTTATATAACCCTTTTTCTTGGCTTCTTGTAAAATGGCTTCAGAAGTTTTAGGATTAGACCCTAAACCTCTTCCAATTCCATAAGATCCTAACTGTGAATGTAATGCAGACATTTGTGTATATCCAGAACTTGATTTAATTTCTGGTGGAAGATTTTTAAATGCTTGATCTACCATTGCATCAGTTACTTTTGTAACGCCAGAAGCCTTTATTTGTTTGAGTATAGCGCTATCAACTACACTGGCTTGAGATGCAGGAATATTTGAAGATATCCATTTATCTGGACCACGACTAGTCCAAGCCGCTTCAAATGATGAAAATGGAACCCCTCCTTTTGCCATAGCCTTATTTAATGCTGGATCAAATGAATAGGCTAGTGATCCATAAGATGGTATTATTGTAGGCTTTCCTTGTGAAATTAAAATTTGTCTATATGTTGCAAGTTTTTGTTTTTCTAATGCACTAATTCTTGGATCTTGTAATAATTTATCAATATCCATATTTTTCATTCCACCAACATGTGCATAATCATCTCCAGCACTAGTTACACCCTTTTTATATTGTTTAATTTCTCCAGATACAAGTGCTGCAATTAATGGTTTAAATCTATCATCTTGTGCAACTGGTGCAGGAATTACTGCTTCTCCAGGAGTAAGCATAGAAGCAACTGTATCTTTATTTCCACTTCCTGGAACTTCAGTTACACCTCTTGCAAATTTCTTGGGTGGACTAAATTTTCCACCTGGCATCATCATTCCAGGATTTGCTCTTGCAAAGTTTGTTGCCGCTATTGTTGCATCAATGTATGCTTGACGTAATAATCTTACTGCTGTTGTTTCTGCTGAAAAGGATTGTGTTAAACGGGTGTGGGCTTGGTTTAATGATGCTGCTACTGTGGCTGCTTCTAGTTGTTCACTATTTAAATACTGAGTTTGTTGTGCAAGAAGGTTTGTATTTGTCCCTGCCCTTAAAAATCCAGAACGCATTGTTATGAACAATTTAATTATATTTGCAACACCATTAGCAAGTAAACCAAATGTCATCAACAATACTGGACCAATTACTCCAACAAGTGTTGTTGCTACAACAAGGAATTTCTTTGTGCCATCTCCAAGATTATTAAACTTTTCTAATAATCTACCAATTACCTTAACAATTGGCGTTACTGCTTCTAAAAATGTTTTTCCTATTGGTGCTATAGCAAGTTTAAGTTTTTCAACTGATTCTCTAAAATCAGTTCCAATAGCATCTTCTAATACACCTAATTCTCGTTCAGATAATATAGCAAGTTCTTCAATTGATGCCCCTGCAAGTTCTAATACTCTTGCAGCCTGTGTTCCGTCTTTTGTTACGTTTTGAAATAGAGTTGATAATCTTGAAAACTGGAACTTACCAAACAATTGCTCAATTGCTCTAGCACGATTAAGTGGATCTAGTGTGTCTAAGGCTTGAGCAAAATCTATAACTGTTTCTCTAATATTTCCAGCATTTCCTTCAACTATTGCTTTAATATTAATTCCCATACCAGCAAGCATTTTTGATGCTTTATCTGTTGGATTAATTAATGATGCAAGACCAGACTTAAGTGCGTTAGCACCCTCTGATGCATTAATACCGCCTTCTTTCATGGCAGTTAAGAAAAATGCTAAATCTTCAACCGATCCGCCAAGTTGTTTAACAACTGGTCCTGCTTTAGGAATTGCAATTGTTAAATCTTCAATAGATACTACGGTTTGGTTTTCAACTGCGTTAAGAAAGTTAATTTTATTTGCTAATTCATCTGCTGCTATGCCAAAAGCATTTGTTACAGAAATTGTTGTTTCTAATGCCTGTGCTTGTTCTACTCCACCAAGAACTGCAAGACGTGTTGCTTGTGCTACTTGGGCTGTAAGTTCTGCTCCTGTTTTACCCATTGCAGCAGCATTTGCTGCCATTTCTATAGTATCGACAACGGCAACGCCATATTTTGTAAACTCTTCGGCAAGTTGTTGTATATCAGCCAACGCTTTATTTGTTTCATCAGTAGTTGTAAACATATCTCCATAAACACGCTTAAATCTAATAGCCTGTTTTTCAAGGTCCATAAATGTTTTAGCAGCAGCAGTACCAAAATAAGCAAGCGGTATTGTAAAACCAACCATAAGTTGGCGTCCTGCCCATTGTGTATTTTTACCAAAGTTTAAAAGATTGGTAGATCCTTGTTTTAATAATTGATTAAGCAATGCTTGTTTTTGTGCTGCTACCGCCAACTGTGTGGAGTATTCCTTCATATTTAATGTATTTGGAGTTATTGCAATTGCCTTCATTGCTCCAGATGCATCACGACCCATCTTAATATATTGGGTCTGCATTTTCTTAACACGCTCTTCGGCTACCTTGCCAATCGTGTTAAACTCTTGTTTAAATAATCTTCCAAATGTTCTTGTAGATCCGCCTGCATAACGGAAATACTCACGCATAGAGAGTTTGTTTGTCTCCAGTGCGTGAGTAAATGATTCTGTTGAGGTTCTTACTAACCCCATTTGTGCACGGAATTTACCCGTTGCATTTATCGCATTTAAAAGATTGGTTTGTAAACCTTTTTGTGCCATTGCAGCAGCAGCGCTGCTTTTTGACACTGATGAATGAAAGTTTGCTAACTGACGTTGAAGATTTTTAAGTTCTGCCAATGCCGCTGACGTATCAATTTGTACGCCAATATTAGCATTTACGTCAGCCATTCATTTACACCTCTTTTATTATTTAATTGTTTGCAAGCACTGTGTTTAGAAGAGCGTTTGCATCTGCTAACTTAACTCCAGAAGCGGCTTCAATAATTTTGTAAACTGTTGGAAGGTCTAAAACGTCTTCTAGTTTACTAATCTCTTTAGACAAGTCTGGACTGTACTGCTCCATAGCAATCTGTACGCATTCAATAAGAAGAGTCATTGACTTTTCATTATCTTCTGCCACCCCTGCTACCTGCTCAAACTTTTTCATAAATGGACGAAGCAAGGAAATCTTAAGTGGACGTACCTTGATTTTTGTGCCATCAATGAGAGTAAGTTCTGTGCCCTCATGTACTGTTGTTGCCATTGTGTATCCTCCTATATAGGCTATGTCAATTATAGCATAAACAGGCTATTTTGTTAGGTCTTCGTATTCTAATCCCATGCCGATACCAAACCCTACTTTCTGGGCATTAACACCTTGTAGTGCTAAAACATCATTACTATCATTTGTTTTGCCTTTACTAAATACTCTGGCTTTCATATCTTCCCATTCTTTTTGACCTTTACTCTTATTTGTTTCTTTATCTAAATCTACCCCTTGAATTGCAGCCATAAATTTCTTTTCTGTATAATCTAATTCTCTACTTACCTCTAAGGTTGCCATTAATTCTGGCATTGATAAAGATGTCTCTAGTTCTTGATAGTCTTTCCATATTCCGAGCAAAAAAACCTCAGACTCTAATTTTGCAAGATCTAAATTTTCCCAGGTTTGACCACTATCTAATGCCTGATCTTTAACTGGCTCTTCTGATTTTTTATTAATCTTAATTCCAGCAGCAGTATCTAATACTTTATATATTGTGGGCATATCTATGTTATCTTCTATGTTTTCAACAGTTTTTGATATTGGCGGATAGTACTGTTTCATACATACCCGCACACATTCAACTAATACGGCTATGGCTTCATCATCATTTTTTGTATTTTTTATTTCTTTAAAGGTTTGCATAAATTCACGTAAGTACTTAATCTTTAATGGTATTATTTCTAATTCCGTACCATCAAATAAATATACTATTTGAGAATTATATATTGTAGTTGCCATATAAATTCAATTTTACCATAAAACAACAAAGCCCACATCCGAAGATATGGGCTATGCTGAATAGTAAAACTATTAAGACAATAGGTCTCCGAAGGTACGATCAACGATCTTACCATATGAACCTGAAGTATCTTCTGGTAGCAAACGGAATGAAACTTCAAACATTGAAGCCTCGTCACGCTTTGCTGAAACTGTTACGTTTTCAATTGACAAAGCACGGTATGCTGTGTAGACACGCTCCACAAATGGAGAATCTACGCAGTCACCTGTACCAGGTCCTACTGCAACAATTCCACGCTCTACTGGACATTCGCCGATATCTCCACCTGATAGGTTTAAAACCTGTCCTGCGTTAGATGCCTTTGTTCCAGATAGTTCGTCTGAGTTAAATGCTAGAGCCAAAAGAAGGTTCTCAAGGGTAGCCTCAGCAAAAGCAGTTGCAAGATTTACTTGCATACCTTGCTTATAAAGTTTAGCAACGTCAAGAATTTGGTCAACCTGTACTTCACCGAAGTCTGGTTGGAACTGTAATTCAAGACCATTCATGGTATAACCTACATTTGTATAATCTGCATCATCAGCAAGGGTTTCCTTGAATGACTCTTCAGTGTCAAATGATTCCAGTGTTGCTGGAGTTAAAGTTGTGTCTGCAATAAAAAGTGCTGCAGCACCAACGATAATGTTGGTCGATGTTCCACGACTATATGCCATTTATTCACCTCTTTCCATAGAAATAGATATTAAGTTGTACGGCGTTTGTTTCCTCAGATTAATTATAACACCGTTTATGTATACCGCTGGGCAATGGCGTCAACGGCTTGGGTATGATAGTCATACTCTATTATAAGTTTATTTAAGCCTAAAGTTCTGGCAGAGGCTAATTCAAGGATATCCCTACTTTCATCTGCCTGATAAACTTTAATATTATGAAAAAATACATTTTTTGATATGGGGTCACCATTTTCATCTAATATATCATTAAGTGCTATCCAAGAGTTTAGATCTTGGGCAGCAGCATCTTCCCTATCAAGGCATTCAATAATTACCCTAGTTGTATCAAGTAGTTTTGTAAGGTTTGG